CTCATGCGAGAACTTTCCGTCCACCATTGTCTAATCAGTAACAAGTGAAATAATGTAATGGCAAAGTCAAACGCGGAGATTCAACGGGACTATATGGCGCGGCTCAAAGCCCGCGCGGCGATGCCGCTTAACTTGGGTGCCGATTTGGAAGATGGCATTCCAGTTAAGCAAGAACAATTGACGCCGCTGGAATATATGCTTCGGGTTATGAACGATCCGAATGCAGAGAGAGATCGGCGCGATAAGATGGCCATAGCGGCTGCGCAATATATGCATGTTAAGGCCGATGTGAAAGAAGCGGCTAAAACAAAGAAAGAAGAGCAAGCTCAAGCTGCCGATGAAGCATCGAGCAATGGTATGTTTATACCGACTCAACCCCCCAAGACTCCTACGGAAGTACACGTTAACTGATGGCTGTACCCGTCTGGACCACCGCGTTACCAGATTGGGAAGAAAGACTGCTTTCGGGTTCTTCGCTTGTTCCGTGTCCGCCCCTGTTTCCCGACTACGCGGCCCGCGCTTTAAGTGTATTTAAAGAGCTTAAGATTGTTGATGCTCCGGGGCAGCCGAAGATGGGCGATGTGGCCCGGCCTTGGGTCTTTGACTTTGTTTCTGCAATTTTCGGTTCTTACGATAGTGAGACAGGCCGACAGGCGATCCGGGAATTCCTACTACTTGTAAGCAAGAAGAACGCTAAGAGTACGATTGCAGCGGGCATTATGCTCACGGCGATCATTCTTAATTGGCGACATTCTGCCGAGCTTTTTATTTTATCCCCAACCAAAGAGATTGCTAACAATTCTTTTATTCCTGCTCGCGATATGATTGCAGCAGATGATGTTTTGCGGGATTTGTTCCATGTGCAGGAGCACCTGCGGGTTATTACCCACCGAAAAACCAAAGCAACTCTTAAGGTAATTGCTGCCGACAACGAGACGGTTGGCGGTAAGAAGGGTAGTTTTGTTTTGGTTGATGAAATGTGGCTGTTTGGAAAACAACAGAAGGCGGAGAGTATGTTGCGGGAAGCCCTTGGTGGGCGAGCATCCCGGCCCGAAGGGTTTACAGTTTATTTAAGTACCCATTCAGATGAACAACCGGTGGGAGTTTGGAAGCAAACCTTGAATGACTATCGGGATATTCGGGACGGAAAGTTGGTTGATCCCAAGAGGATGGGAATTCTATATGAGTTCCCGCAACGGATGATTGATTCGGGAGAATACAAGCTTCGGAAGAATTTCTACATTACAAATCCAAACCTGGGTGCGAGTGTTGATCCGGAGTTTTTGGACGAAGAATATACGAAGGCCGAGCGGAACGGGGCTGTGAGTTTCGCTGGATTTGCAGCAAAGCATCTTAATGTTGAAATTGGACTCGGGCTTCGGAGTGATGGCTGGATCGGGGCCGAGTATTGGAATGCGGCGGCTGAACCGGACGTTGATTTGAATTTTATTCTAACAAACAGCGAAGTGGTTGTTGCTGGGGTTGATGGCGGCGGATTGGATGATATGTTGGGGTTGGCGGTTTTGGGTCGGGAAGCTGGGAATGGCCGTTGGATGCTTTGGACTCATGCATGGGTTCATAAGATTGCACTTGAACGGCGGAAGGGGGAAGTGAGTAAGTGGAAAGATTTGGAGACAGCCGGTGATTTGACGGTTGTAGAAAATCTTGGCGAAGACATTGAACAGATTATTGAGATTGTTAAGCGGATAGAAGTGGCTGATTTGTTTCCTGAGAAGAATGCAATCGGGTTGGATCAAGTGGGGATTGGACAACTGCCGAACCAACTTGCGTTGGATGGATTTGAGCATCCACGGGTTGTTGCAATTACCCAAGGTTGGAAGTTGAGCGGAGCTATTAAGACTGCGGAGCGAGAACTGGCATCGATGAACCTGGTTCATGGCGGCCAACCGCTTATGGATTATGCGGTGACCAATGCCAAGGTAGAACCGAAGGGAAATGCAGTCTTAGTTACCAAGCAGGTTTCGGGTGCCGCGAAGATTGATCCGTTGATGGCGATGTTTAATTGTATTGCATTGATGAATATGAACCCGACGAGTGCAAAGAAAGAATATCAAGCTTTCTTTCTTAATGTGGCCTAGCGGCGCGCGGCGTTGAAAACTCGTGATCCAGTTCCGCCTGTAGAGATTCCAATATTTCCAGGGGACGGAAGTATGCCAGTTCCAAAGCCGCATAAGAATGAAAATCAAAGCGACTTTATTGATCGGTGCATGTCCGATCCAAACATGCAAGAGTATGACCAAGATCAACGCCTGGGTGTTTGCTTTACCCAGTGGCGCGATAGAAATAAGGATGGTACAATGGCGTATGATGGTCCCTGCCCAACTCCCAATGCCGGCGAAACTCAAAGCGATTTTATGGATCGTTGTATGGCTGATCCTGCGATGGATGCAGCATCATCGGCGGAAAAGCTATCGGCTTGCACAATTTCTTGGAACGATAACCAGAAAGCCGCGCCGGAACCAAAGACCCGCGCCTATAGTATTATTGAAGTTAAGAGCATCAATGAAGAAGAACGGATAATTGAAGGGATTGCAACAACGCCGGCGACCGATCGGTACGATGATATTGTTGAACCGATGGGCGCTGCGTTTAGTTTGCCGATGCCATTGCTTTGGCAACACAATCCCGAACAACCGGTTGGATTGGTTGATGTTGCAAACGCGACCAGTAAGGGAATTTCGTTTCGGGCAACACTACCAAGGATTACGGAGCCGGGAATTCTAAAGGACCGAATTGACGAAGCTTGGCAAACCGTCAAGGCTGGTTTGGTTCGGGGCGTTTCGATTGGGTTTAAGCCGATTAGTTATGAAGTAATTAAGGATGCTGAAGGTAAATCGACCTTTGGGCTTCGGTATACTGCTTGGGATTGGTTGGAATTAAGTTTGGTCACAATTCCTGCGAACACCGAAGCAACAATTTCTGCTATTCGTTCCTTTGACAACCAGAACACCCGCGTTAGGAATAGTATGGTTGTCACGCTGAAGCCCGGCGGTGCGGGCAATCGGAGCAATCCCGCTCCAACTTCTACTGTCAAACCCGCATTGAAGGGAAACACCACTATGCCCAAGCCGTTGAATGAACAGATTGCTGACTTCATTGCTGTTCGAGGAGAGAAAGCTTCTCGGATGCAAGTGGTCATGGACGAGGCCGCCGAGAAAGGCGAAACTCTCGACGCCGCAAAGCAGGAAGAGTTTGACGGGCTTCAGAAAGAAATCGAGACAATCGACCAACATCTGACTCGGCTTCGGATGATGGAAAAGTTGGCTCAAAGCTCCGCGAAGCCCGCTGCCGGAAGCACTATTGACGATGGAAGCAATTCGCGCAGTGGTACGGTTCCGGCGACACCGATTCATTCGCGCCGGAATACTCTTCCGGGAATTGAGTTTACCCGGTATGCCATGTGTCTGATGAGTGCGCGCGGTAATGCCGATGCGGCTCTTAAGATCGCAGAAGCACGGTATCCCGATGAACAGCGAGTGCATCATGTTCTTCGGGCGGCTGTTGCAGCCGGAACCACTACCGATCCGAATTGGGCCGGCGCGTTGGTACAATACACCAACTTCGCGGGCGACTTTATCGACTTCCTGCGACCGGCAACGATCATCGGGAAGTTCGGTACGAATGGAATTCCCTCGCTTCGGGCCATTCCGTTCAATGTTCGGATCAAGAAGCAAACGACCGGTGGTGAAGCCTACTGGGTTGGAGAAGGCCAGCCCAAGCCGCTGACGTTCTTCGACTTCGATACCATTTTGCTTCGTTGGGCGAAGATTGCAAACATTGCAGTCCTTACCGCGGAGCAGGTTCGGTTCTCGACGCCGAGTGCAGAACAAGCGGTGCGGAGCGCGCTCGCCGACGCGATTGTTGCGCGGGAAGATATCACTTTTATCGACCCGAGTGTTACGGCAATTGCCGATACGCGACCAGCGGCCATTACCAATGGTGCAACGGCGCACGCCAGTTCGGGCACTGATGCAAATGCGGCTCGGGTTGATGCGGGTGTTTTGATGACCGCGTTGGCTACAAACTTCTTGCCGTATTCCCAAGCGGTCTGGATCATGAATTCCACGACTGCTATTTCGCTGTTCTTGATGCGGAATGCTTTGGGGCAGCCCGAGTTTCCGGGGTTGTTGGCCGACGGTGGCACTTTCATGGGCCGCCCGGTTATTGTCTCGGATCATATTTCTCTTACCGGTTCGCCCGGAACGAGCATTATGGTTCTGATGATTCCGCAAGAAGTCTATCTGTCGGATGACGGGCAGGTTGTTGTGGATGCCAGCACCGAAGCAAGCTTGCAGATGGACAGCGCCCCGACAATGGCAAGCACGAGCGGAAGTCCCGCCACTCCGACTGCAACCCAAGTGGTGAGCATGTTCCAAACCAATAGCATTGCTATTCGGGCGGAAAGGTTCATCAACTGGGCGCGCCGCCGGGATGCAGCGGTACAATACTTGACCGGTGTTCATTACGTCGCGTAAGGGCGCCGAACGTTGTTAAATCTCGCCATTGCAGATCGTCGTTGGAATGGATGCCGTGTTGTTGTTGCGGCGTCTGGACCAAGCCTGAGTGCTCAGGTAGCGGCGGTTTGCGATGGCGAGATTGTTTTAGCAGTTAATGATGCGTATAAGTTATTTCCCAACGCAGCGGTTTTGTATGCTTGCGATGCTGTTTGGTGGGAAGTTAATAACTTTGTTCCAGAATTCTCCGGTGAACGATGGACAAGTCATTCAACATCGCCGAGGAACGATAAGACTGGGCTGAAGAATCGGGAACTTTTTCATATTATCGGTGGAAGAACTCAATCAGGGTTTTCGACTGATCCAGGTTTTGTTAGTTATGGAAATAACTCTGGGTTCCAAGCGGTAAATTTGGCGATTTTGTTCGGGGCGACAGAGATTGTTTTAATTGGGTTTGATATGCGGGTTGTTGGGGAAAAGTCGCATTTCTTCGGGAACCATAAAGTTCCGCTTCGTGCGGCGAACTCGTATTTGACTTGGATTAATGAATTTGCGAATGCCGGCAAAATGCTGGATAAAAGAATACAAATAACAAACGCAACTCCCAACAGCGCCTTGAAGTGTTTTCCGATGATACCGCTAGAAGAAGCCCTGCGGAGCGGTGGGGGTTTTGTGCACGTTGAGGCCGCGGAATGATAATTGTCAACGATCAACGTTTGATAAAACGATTTCAAGAACTAGCAATTTGTTTTATTTGTATTGTTTTAATTCTATTTATTTTGGCACTGGTTTATGATTAAAATCTTTGTCGGTTGTGCGGGGAATAACGAAGACCTTGAGTCGCAGGCTGTGTTGCATTGGAGTTTGCAGAAGAATGCTTCTGAGCCGTTTGTGATTTCGTTTATGCAGCTTTCGAAAGAACCTGATTCGCTATTCTATAGCGATGGGAAGGCTGGGTGGCAGATTTCTGAATGGACAACTCCGTTTTCTGGATTTCGGTGGGCTGTTCCAGAGCTTTGTGGATTTGAAGGATCAGCTATTTATATGGATAGCGATGTTATTGTTCGCGGGGACATCGCGCGGCTTTGGAACAGGGAGTTTGAGCCGGGGAAGATTGTAATTGCTAAAGGAAGTCCGCACCCGCAACGACTGTGTGTTTCTAAGTGGAACTGTGCAGCCGCCAAGAATTGGCTTCCAAGATTAAGTAATATTAGATCTGATCTAAATTGTCATCGGTATTTGATGCGGCGGATTGCAACCGATGTAAAGTTGGTTCAGCCGTTCGGGGAATTGGGCAATTGGAACGCATTGGATATCGAGCCGTTGGATTTGGAAGATGAGAGCATTCAGGCAATTCATTATACTGGAATTCCAACCCATCTTGGATTGAAGTATGCAATCCCAAGGTTGGCGGCACAGGGTAAGAGGCATTGGTTTACTGGTATTCCCCGAAGCAACCCAAATGCCAAGCTTCAGGTTTTGTTTGATGAGTTGCTTGTGGAAGCGATTGAAGCCGGCTTTCAACCGGAAGATTATATTCGGCCAGAGTTTGGCAAATATACGCTTAATAGATATCCGACATGAGGCATAGGGACCGGATGATTCTCTCTTGCCACCAAATAACTTTGTTGGAAGATAGCTTTGGGCTTTGGTGACGAAATCATTGCAACGGGTTTGGCCCGAGGGGCGATGAAACGTGGCAAACTTATTGCGTTTGGAAATGGTGATAGAATAATTTGGTCCGACCAATCGAGAATTGTGTTTAAAGATAATCCAAACATTGCGGTGCCGGGGAATGAGAAGCTGGATAATTTGGAGTGGATTTCTCATTATCGTGGAAATCGGATGTATGGAAAAGCAGAAAAAGGAAAGTGGAAATTTAAGGATTGGAAGTGTCCACAAGGGGAAATCTTCTTTAGTGAGACTGAAAAGCGTTTTGGCCTTGAGTGTCAAAGTGATGGTTGGCCGTTTGTCGTTATTGAGCCGAGAGTAAAATTGTCTGGGGCTTGTGCTGGTGCGAATAAACAGTGGCCGGTAGATCGATATACGGAAGTGGCTCAAAGTTTAATTGCGCGCCGAATTCGAGTTGTCCAATTGGTGCCGCCGAATTCTAAGAAAATACTTCCACTGATTGAAGGGGTTGAGACATCGGACTTTCGTTTGGCACTGGCGGTACTTGCTCGGGCGGTGCTTTATATTGGTCCGGAAGGTGGCCTTCATCATGGAGCGGCTGCGGTTGGAACCAATGCAGTGGTAATATTTGGGGGATTTAATAGTCCAAGATCAACCGGATATGAAATGCATGAAAACATTTCGGTTGGCGAACCGTGTGGAAGTATAGGGAGATGTTTGCATTGTAAGGAAGCAATGGAATCAATCTCGGTTGAGCGGGTTTTGAGTGCAGCGGTGAATAGAATTCGCTATCCAGTTGAAACAGGAGTTTTTGCATGACGGCACATTTGATTCTTGTGTTGTTGGCAATGGTATTTGCGGGGCTTGCTGCAATTAATGTTTCTTCGCCGCCCTGGTTTAAGGTTCATTGGGGTTGGTTGGGAATTACTATTTGGATTTTATCAACTTTGGTGTAAGAATGACAATTCAGAATTACAAAGGCATTTGGCTCCCAGATCGGGAAGAGTATCTTAAGCAAGATATTGATGTCTCGCCGATGTTTGCGGGAAAGCCAACCATTCAGTTTAAGAAATTTGCTCGGGCGTTTCCGGAGATTAAGAATTGGCGTCATGCTATTGATATTGGGGCAAATTTGGGAATTTGGACTAGAGTAATGGCGCGGTGCTTTGATCAGGTTAGTTGTTTTGAGCCGAACCCTGAGTGCCATGAAGCATTTCTGAAAAATACGGATGGCGGCGATTGTAAGATTGATTTATATACCTCTGCGCTCGGTGAAGAAAGACGTGATGTTTGTTTGAATACAAGATTACGTAGCACAGGATTTACCAGAATTGACGAGAGTGGTGATTATTATGTTACGCAAGAAACATTGGATAGTTATAAATTTGAACAGGTTGATTTCATTAAGATTGACGTTGAGGGTTGGGAACATAATGTAATCAAGGGTGCGATTAAGACAATTAACAAATATAAACCGACGATTATTATCGAACAGAAGCCAAATAATGCAGAACTGCATGGATTGAAACAGTTTGGAGCAAGGAACCTATTGCAGAAGATGGGAATGCGGGTTGCTGCGGAAATGGCCGGCGATTTTATAATGGTTTGGTGAAGTGTATTATTTATGTATTACACCAGATCGGACTATTAAGACAAGTATGATAATGGAAGCCTTGAATGCGGGTTTTAAGAATGAAGTGAGAAAGGTGGTTGTTGGTGTTCCACCGGAAGATGAGCATCCGTTTGTTGTTTGGGGCCAAGAGTGGACAGCCCTTGAAGCAATTCCAAACGCAATCAAACAGAATAGACCATTTTGGCACATCGACAACGGATTTTGGGACCCGGCTCGGGGAACAAGTCGGGGCTATTATCGGATGACTTATAGGTCAATGACCCCGATTTATTTGTCGGAGGGAATGAACCTCAAGGCTCCAACTGCCAGTCTTATTCCTTGGCGAAAAGTCGGTGGTCATGTTCTGTTGGCAATGCCTGGGGTTCATTTTGGAATGGCATTGGGAATTGACGTGGCGGGTTGGTGTGCGAAGATTATTCCGGAAATGATATTTGCGTGCAGTAGAATTGATCGTCCGCTTCGAATTCGGGAACGGGATGCGCAACGGCCCCTTCGGAATGATTTGCTTGGAGCGTGGGCTGTTGTTACGCATTCGAGTAACGTTGCTGTGGATGCAGTTATTTCTGGAATTCCAGTGTTTGTGCAAAGAACCTGCGCGGCGGCCCCAGTTGGAAGATTGGATTTAGACTTGGAAAATCCGATTACTCCGGGGCGCAATCGTTGGATTAGATCGCTTGCAAGCCAACACTTTACGTTGGATGAAATGAAAAGCGGGACGGCGCAGTTCTGGATGAAGACGATTGAAGAAATCGTGGACAACACCAAAGCAGGAGAAGTTAGCTATGGCTGACAAGGTTAAGGTGACGTTACTGAAGAAGCTGTATAGGGATAATGCTGGGGATGTTATCGAGGTTCGATCGCACGAAGCCCGAGCGCTTATTGCTCTTGGAACGGCAGAGAATTACGTTGAAAAGCCGGTCCGGACAACCACAACTCGGGTTATGCAACCGCTAAAAGAATCTGAGCCGGCTGCGGATACCCAGGATGTTACAGTTACTGGGACTATTGGTGAAAATCAATTTGGCCGGTATACTCGCCGCGATATGCAACCGGAAGAGTAAATAAGCCTGTGGCAAATCTTCTAGCTCGCGTTCGGAATGCATTGGTTCCGGTTACTAAAGCTCCCGTCGCGCCAATGGTCGCAAGTAATATTGTTGGCTATGGCGCGGGTAGTGGTGGCTGGTGGCCGTTGATCCGAGAACCTTTTGCTGGGGCTTGGCAACGGAACTTGGAAGTTCGCGCCGATCATGTCGTTATGAATGTAACGGTTTTTCGGTGCATAAGTTTGATTTGCTCCGATATTGCCAAGATGCGAATGAAGCTGATGACGCAAACTTCGGATGCTAATATTTGGGAAGAAGCATCGAACCCCGCTTGGTCGCCAGTTTTATCAAAACCAAACCATTTCCAGAATAGAATCCAGTTCTTCGAGAATTGGTTGAATAGTAAACTGAACGCGGGGAATACGTATATTCTAAAAGAACGTGACAATCGCAATGTTGTTGTTGGTTTGTATATTCTCGATCCCCGCCGGGTTCGCCCGCTCGTTGCGGATAGTGGGGATGTTTTCTATGAACTTCATACCGATAACTTGGCGGGGATTTTAGAAAATGTAAATGTACCGGCGAGCGAAATCATCCACGATCGTTGGAATTGTTTCTTTCATCCTCTTTGTGGCCTAGGTCCGATTGTTGCAAATGGATTGGTTGCAACCCAAGGGCTTCGAATTCAGGAGCATTCGGCACAGTTCTTTAGAAATGGGGCAAATCCTGGGGGGATTTTGACGGCCCCTGGAAAAATCGACAACGATACCGCTGAACGGCTTAAGGCTGATTGGCAACAACGGTTTACGGGAAGTAATGTTGGATTTGTGGCGGTTCTGGGGGATGGGCTTACTTATAACCCAATGTCAGTTACGCCGATTGATGCACAATTGATAGACCAATTGAAGTGGACTGCGGAAACAATTGCCGCTAGTTATGGGGTTCCAGCCTATAAAGCGGGAGTGGGCGCGCTTCCAACAAATACCAATATCGACGCGCTGGAAACTCAATACTACCAATCTTGTTTGCAAATCCACATTGAAGCAATTGAGTTGTGCCTCGATGAAGGATTGAATTTACCGAATGACTGGACTGTTGAGTTTGATTTAGATGGTTTGCTGCGTATGGACGCAGCAACGATGATGAAGTATCTTAGCGATGGGGTTAGTTCGGCGATTATTGAACCGAATGAAGCAAGAGGAAGAATTGGGCTTGCGCCGAAAACTGGCGGCGATGCCCTTTACTTGCAGCAACAGAATTATAGTCTTGCAGCCCTTGCAAAGCGGGATCAATCCGCTGATCCGTTTAGTAAAGGTTCGCCGCCAAACCCGGCCCCGAATTCGACTTCGGACCCAAATCCGGCCCCAAGTTCTGTTCCAAATCCAGATCAAACTACAAACAATTCTCTTGTAGGTGATCTTTCTAGAAGGTTGCTTCGCTTTGCCAACAACAATTGACGATCTGCTTCCTGAGGCGCTTGCAGAAGCGTTGGGAGGTATTATTAAGAATGAACGCCGCGAGTGGCAGCGAGAGCATGAGCTTGCATTAGCTCATCGCGACGCAATCATTGCGGATATAAAGAGAGAGAATACTGAACTTCGAGTTGAGCTTAGGGATATTGTGAACGGGTTTTTGGCTCGGGCAGAGATTGTAATTGAGCATGTTAAGGATGGTGAGCCGGGGCCGGAAGGAAAAGAAGGTGCACCAGGCATTCAAGGTGAACGTGGATTTACAGGCGAACAAGGAATTGCGGGTATTGATGGATTGCCCGGTAAAGATGGAGAAGCAGGTTTGCAGGGGGAACAAGGTATTCAGGGAATTTCAGGAATAGATGGTAAAGATGGAATTGATGGAGAGGATGGAAAAGATGGAATAAATGGCGTTGACGGGAAGAACGGCGAAAATGGAATAGATGGAAAAGATGGAGAAATTGGTTTAGCCGGTAAAGACGGCTTGAATGGCAAAGACGGTAGGGATGGAATAGATGGTATTAATGGTATTGATGGTAAAGACGGTATAAACGGTAAAGACGGAATTGATGGCAAGGATGGAAATCCTGGGGAACCGGGTATTGCTGGCAAGAATGGAACTGATGGAGCGGACGTAGTTGGTGGATTTGTTGATAGGGAAGGTAATGGGATTCTAACGTTAACTAACGGTAAGACTATAACGCTTGGGGTGTTGGTTGGAAGGGATGGCGAACGTGGGCCGCCGGGGGAACCACCAAATTCAGATACAATCGCTAAGTTGGTTGCAGACTGCGTTGATAGGGGATTGTTGGCGGCTGCGGTTCCACTTGTTGCACCAGATGATGTTGCTCCGGTTATTGGTAGAGGGATATCGTTGCTGGCAGAGTCGGCGGCTATTCCTGAATGGAAAAAGGAAACTGTTTTACCGCCGATTAATTTGATTGTTGATAACGGTGCAACGGTTCCGAGAACGAAGACAATTACTACAAGCCGGGACGGGGCGGGGAATCTGGTTGCAAATGTTGTTGAAAATTAAATGCCATCAGTGATCTATAATTCCATACTTGAAGACACCCTTGGCGGGAATGTTGATTTTACTAAAGATGCGTTTAAGGTGATGCTGGTGACTTCCAACTATGTGCCAAATAAAGAAGCCCATAGTCGGCGATCGAATATTAGTTATGAAGTATCTGGTATTGGTTATAAGCCGGGCGGGTTGTTGGTTCCAGTGTCGGTTAAGAAGAATAATAATTTGGAGGTTTTATTTGGATTGGTTGCTTGGTCGTTGTCTACAATAACAGGTGCGGGCGCGGTTTATTATAGGTCGCATGATAGTTTGGCTATGTTGGACGAATTAGTTGCGTTTGTGGATTTTGGTCGCGATGTGGTTTCTATTAATGGGCAATTCCTACTCAACACTTCAACGTTACGTTTCCAAAATGGGAGCTAGGGAATGAGTAAGTCAAATTCTTGGGAAAATGCCCTTCTGTTACTTTTGTTTAATAATACGAATGCAGCTAATATCGGCGATGCGACCGGGTTGCGGGGAAGCACTGTTGCGGGAAGTTTGTATTTGTCATTGCATACCGCCGATCCCGGTGAAGCGGGAGATCAAACTACCAGTGAGGCGGCCTATACGAGTTATGCAAGAATTGCAGTAGCCCGATCGGGGTCTGGGTTTACGGTAAGTGGGAATAGTGTTAATTTGACCTCAGCGGTTAATTTTCCTGCTGGTACTGGTGGCTCTGGGACTGTTACTCATTTTGGAATTGGTACGGCATTGAGCGGTGCTGGTGTTTTGTTATATTCGGGAACCGTGACACCAAATATCGTAACTGGGAACGGGGTTACTCCCCAGTTGACAACTGCGGCCGGTTTGGTTACTGAGGATTAACTTATGGCCGATAAGTCCTTTAATCTCTGCCGGTTTACGACAGCAACGACGGGAACCGGCGCGATTGCTATTGGTGCAGCGGTTGTTGGGTTTTTTACGCCTGCTGGTGCCGGTGCAGTTAATGGGGATGTTGGAACTTATTCAATCCAGGACGGTGCAAACAGCGAGACGGGGCGCGGAACTTATAGTTCAACGGGACCAACACTAACTCGCACCACGGTATTTCTTTCAACGGCTGGTGTTGGTACGCCGATTAGCTTGTCCGGTAGCGCGCAGATTATCTTTACACCACTTGCAGAAAATACGACGTTATCCGGTGGGATGACGTTAAATCAAGTTCCAAAAGCAAGCGGCGCTGTTGGGCTAGTTGATAGTTTAATTACTGACGACGGCACGACGGTTACGATTGGTAGTGGTACTTCTAATAATCTTATAGTAAATGGGTCAATTTTCGCGAGTGGTGGTCTTATAGCCGCCGGTTCAGCATCTACACCAGGTGGTATAAGGATTCTTTCGGGCGATGGCGTTGCTAATCATTATGCACAAATCATTACAACTATACCTAATTCAAATAGACCTAGTTTTCAGTTGCCGAATGTAGCGGCAGGTTCGTTTAACTTAATCTCTTCTGGCGATACTGGGTCTGTTACTAATACGATGCTGGCTAATTCGTCAGTAACGGTAGCCGGCCACGCGATATCCCTGGGTGGTTCGTCAGCGTTGGCGGCGAGTGATCTGTCGAATGGTGTTAGCGGAACTGGCGCGGTCCTTCTTGCATCGGTTATAGATACTGATGCTACACTTGCCGCAAATAGTGCAACGTTGGTTCCTGCCCAGAGCGCGATCAAATCTTATGTTGATAATTTTAGTACGGGTTTGAAGTGGAAACTGCCGGTCGTAGTTGCAACCACCGCGAATATAACATTATCTGGTGAACAGACGATCGATGGGGTGTTGACTTCTGCTTCACGAGTTTTAGTTAAAAATCAAACCACTGGCTCACAGAATGGTATTTATGTCTCGGCGGCTGGTGCTTGGACCAGATCAACCGATGCCGACACTGCACCCGAGATTACTCAAGCAACTTTATTTGTTCAACAAGGCACGGTTAACGCTAACACTCAATGGACCTGCTCAACCGTTAGTATTACACTTGGAACTACCGCGTTGACTTTCGCGCAGATTTCGGGAGCGGGCACCTATTCGGCTGGTGCTGGTTTAACGTTGACGGGAAACCAATTCTCGCTAACTAATTCGTCGTTGACAATTGGCTCGACTACTGTTTCGTTGGGCGGGACCGCTGCTACTATAAACTCGTTGACGCTAAGCGGTACGACGATTGCGACCGGAGCTATTTCTCAAAGTTATGATGGATCGGTTAATCCAAATGCTGGCAACACTCAAGGTATTGCTTCGCTCAATTCCGTCTACAACGAGATAGCCGTTTATGGAAACTACCCGACCAGCAGCACAGACTTTACAGCCATAGGGCATCAAGATGGCGCTGGTTATTTATATAGCAATAGTAGTCAGCTTCGTTTGCAGGTCAATACCGGGAACTTTATAGCATTTGACATTGGATTTAGTACTGAGATCGGAAGGTTTGATGCTGCTGGCTTGCATGTGGCAGGAAGTCTTGATATTGCTGCAACAGATGGTGTTACAACTTCTGCATTAATACACGGCTCTAATAGAGCCATTCGTATGTGGACCACAGCGAGCGGTAGCGCTTATATTGAAGGTGTAGATAATACCGGAGCGTTAAGTTATCAACCTTTAATTATTGGCGGCAGCAGTCTCGACTTTCAAATCTCTAGCGCATCCAAATTTTCGATCAGCACTTCGGGCGATATACTTGTCAATAGCAATAACTCTGTTTTCTATTCGGCGACAACCCCCACGACCGCTGCGACTGCAAAGCAGGTCCAGATAGGTGAGGCAACAGACAATACGGCTTACCGGCTCTCGTTGGGTTACTACAACGATAGCACTTATGGATATACTGGCGTCATCCAAGATACCGCTGGTGGAAGTCCAAGTAGACTACTAATAAATCCACTTGGTGGTAATGTCGGGATCGGCAGCACCTCGATCAACCCGTCAGCTACTCTCGACGTGACCGGCACGGGCAAGTTCAGTGGCAGTCTTATTACGACCGGAGTTATTGCTCAAAGCTATGATGGATCGGCCAACCCGAATGCCAGTTATCAGGGTATAGCCTCGCTCAGGTCCGTCTACAACGAAATCGCTGTCTATGGAGATTATCCAACATCCTCTGCGCGTTACATGGCTATGGGGTCTGACAATCTCGCTGGTTATCTATATACCAATGATACTCCACTGTTCATACAGGTCGATACTGGTAATTATATAGGATTTGACGTTGGATCTAGCTCGACAGTTCATGTTGGAAAATTCGATGCTTCTGGTTTGCATGTGTCTTCAGGTAATACTTATGCAGTTAGTCTTTTCGGAGCATCTGCATATCCAAAGGTTGCGGCTGGGGCTGGTGCAACTGGACTTTTGATAAACCCAAGCGATAATGCCAGCAATGCAACTTTTCGTTTAACCAATTCAACAAACGGTGTAAAGATCGAAGGAGTGGATTATACTGGCACCGGTGCTTACAAAGATATTGGGATCAACGGCTCGACGGTTACACTTCAAATCGCCGGGGCCGATGCACTCTCGATTAACGCTAGTAAAAATACTCTATTATTGGGTACTTTACAGGTACCCAACGAAGTTGCAATTATTACATCGGCTTCGAGTTCTCCACTGCTTGCTCTTGTAGACACAACAGACGGCGGCTGGCTGGCGTTTTCGCAAAGCGGAATTTTCCGTCTGGCCACAGCAAACACGTCTACAGGTTCGACAGGTAATAAGTTGGGGGTAGATACTAGCGGCAATATTGGTGTGTTGGGATCATATTCGTCAAACAATAAAGTTGTCGTTGATAATGGTAGCGGCTACACCCGTCTTTGGGACGATGCTGGCCACGTTGCAATATACCTTGGCGGAGCAGGCGACCAGCAAAATTATTATCGTAATACCTTGCATACTTTCGGGAGTGTTAACGGAGCTTCAACATATTTTGGGATGGCTGTTGATGTTCTGTATATGTATGTTGGCGGGGCAACGCAAAAGGAAGCGCTGTATAACGATGGTGCAAATCAATACATTTTTCCATATGGTACCGGGACATCAAACCAGCGAGTTTATATAGGTGGCGGCAGCACCGTTGATTTCACTGTAAGTGGTGCCACGAATTTAAGTGGCCATCTAACGGTTGAGGGTGTTACTAGTACCGGAGCGACTGGCACTGGCAAGCTTGTTTTCGATAGTTCGCCCACGATAACCACGCCTTTAATTGTTGGGGGCCAATCATCGAATTTTTCAGCTACGGGGGTTTCCAGTAGCCCAACGCTATCCGCTTTGACCACTTCGTTTACAACTACATTTTCATATACGCCGACATCAAACAACACTACCGGATCAATCGCCGCCTCTGTTACGAAAGCCAGCACTGTAGGCGGCAATGTAAACGTACAGAACCTTATAGCGTCTTATCACCAGTACACTTATGGGCATTCGGGCACATTAAACAGCGGCTACGGTGTTTATATCGACTCCGCAGGAAAGACAGGCGGCGGAGTGATCGGAACAAATATCGCGCTTTATGTAGCGAGCCAAACCGCGGCTGGTGGCGGGAACGATTATGCGATTTGGACTAATGCGGGTACCGTTCATTTTGATGACCGCGTAGCTATTGGTTCTGGCGTTTCACCCGGAGGGACCGGCACTCTTACTGTTTTGAATGGCGTATATGCAGACTCGGTTAATTTAAACAAATCGGTAGTTATAACCCCGATCGCTTTCGCGAGTCGTCCTACTGGTGTAGACGGTATGATGTGCATGTTTTATGATGCTAACACCGCTGTTTGGGGAGCAAACATTACGGCTGGTGGCGGTAGCAATCATGTTCTGGCTTGGTACAACGGATTTGCGGCACAATGGCGAGTAGCAGGAGCTTGAAAATGCAGTTCACAATCGAAATCGATGATCCGCGGCTTTTGGCTGGCATCACCTATGCTCGCGAAAAGTCGAATTTCTATCTACCGCTTGCAGAGCAAAGTGTGCAAACCGACCAGGACTATGTTACGCAACTCATTATGGGCGTTGCAAAAGTAAATGCCGATATGAAAGACAACGAAGATTTGGCGGTGGCGCATCGAGCGGCATTGACTGGTGATTTCAGTAAATTTGACGCTTTACGCGCGGTGTATGTGGAAGCGGCAAGTGCAACCACAGTCGTAGCTGCTGATCCAGTAGCACCGGTAACCAAAACGTCATGACGGAAATTGATGTAATTATAACCACACTAGAAGAACAACGTAATGCGGCGTTGGCCATGTGTGTGAATCTGAAGGTACAAAACTTTCAGCTTCAAACGGAGATTGATAAACTGAAAGCCGAGATCGCTGAACGCGATAAGCCAATAGTTCCGCCCGAATGAGTAACGGTTTCGGTGCAGTAGGCGAACTGGCATTAGGCCAAATACCATCAGGTATTCGTGCGTCTGCTGGTGCGTCTATTGGTATTGCAACGGTTTCTGTAACCAGTGTTACGATTCATTGGGGTATTGGAAGTTCTTCGGGAACCGTCAGCGTAACAGCGATTGGTGGATCGACTGTAGCGTCGGTTGGTAGCTGTTCTGGAATTGCTACGGTTGTTGCAGTTGGGGCTGGTGTTGCAGCGGCTGTGGGGAGTTCGGTCGGTATTGGTGTTGTACTTGCGGGTGGAAGATCGGTCGCAGCATCAAGTGGAAATTCAACTGGTACTAGTTCAGTAATTGCGAACGGTGCATCGGTTGCGGCGGCGGCTGGAAATTCTAATGGAACTTCAACTGTAGCAGGAATTGGGGCCAGCGTTGCAAGCGGGGCCGGTAGTTCATTTGGTACAAGCGTTGTTCAAGCGGTTGGTGGTTCGGTCGCCGCAAGTGTCGGTAGTTCAAACGGTACCAGTTCTGTTTCAGCGGATAGTGTTACTGTTCATTGGGGTTTGGGAGCCTCGGTCGGGACAAGCAATGTAGAAGCAACAGGTGTCGCAGAATTCGCCGGCGATGGAAGTTCAGTCGGTTCTAGTTTAGTTTCTGCAATTTCTATTGAAATTCATTGGGGCGCAGGAAGTTCCGATGGGACTTCGGCGGTTGATGGTGTTGGTACATCAATTGCAACGTTTGACGGTGAGATTGTTGGATCTTCAACAAATGTTGCGGTTGGATCAAGTGTAGCGAGTGCGGCTGGAAGTGCAGCCGGAACTAGCACAGCACATGCAAATAATAATTTTGAAACTATTACTGCTGATGGTGCTGCCCAGGGAACGTCAACGGCTGCGGCTGTTGGGGCGTCGATTAGATTTTCTGCGGGTAATAGCGGCATTCCGCTACCGCAAATTCCACCTATTGTAATAATCGATGGTGAAGCGCCCGGCGCGGTATTTGTTGTAACAGTACAATTAATAGGTGGGAATTCTTTAGGTTCTATTTCGATTGATGGTGAATTTGGTTCAACGGATTTGGTTGCGGCCAAGGTGTCGATTATCGGTGGCGGCGCAGTTGGTGAACAAAACCTAAACGATGACGAGTTGTTAATTCTGTTAGAGGCGGCTTAAAATGTCTGATAAAATACCGCTTCCGCGCTATTCGGTTTGGCAAGGGGTGGGAGTTGCAATAAACCTTGCGTCCCGCGCACTGGAAGAAGTTCGAGCGTTTATAAGAGAAGGCGGTAAGCCAGGGCCGCCCGGCTTGGGGTTTGATGATTATGATATAAAGTATGACGGGGAACGTAAAGTTACGTTCACGTTGGCTCGGAATGGGATTCCGCCGAAAGCTTGGGAAATTAATTTTCCTATGCAAATTTATCGGGGAGTGTATGTAGAGAATAACGAATATGTTCGGGGGGATACAGTAACTTGGGGCGGAAGCCTGTATCATTGTAATGAACCAACAAAAGACAAGCCTGGTGGCGGGTCGAAGGCTTGGACGCTCGCGGTTAAACGGGGCGCGGACGGTCGCGACGGAAAAGTGAAGGAATAATAAGATGCGCTCAATTATCAAAGTAACCACCCCCGCGGTTAGCCATGATCTTATTACATTGGATACGCTTAAATCAGAATTGAATATTACCAACAACGCTTCCGATGTCCGATTGAGCGAAATTATTAGTCAGGCGAGCGGGGTTGTGGAGGATCTAACTGGGCGGGTTTGGGTCAGCGAAGGTATAAATCAGACATATTATATTGGTTTTTGGGAAAACGTTCCAACGTTGGTTTTGGCCCGACGGCCAGTTTCTAATATTGCTTCAGTGGTTGAGAACGGGGTAGTGTTGGTTGAAGATGTTGATTTTGCCAATGATGCGAGAAAGGGGATGTTATATAGAATTAATTATACTGGTTTTATTAGTGGAATTATCGGTGCGCCAAGTATTGTTGTGGATTTCACGGGAGGATATGATTTGTCTGGAAGCCCACCACCTGACAAGCTTCCTGGCGGATTGGTTCGGGCAACACTGTTGTTGTCAAAGGCATATTGGTATGGTTCGCGCGATCCAACAGTACGGAGCGAAACTACGTTTGAGATTGATTCGGTAACTTATCGCGATCAAACGGATGTTGAGAAAGCGGTTATGGATTTGCTCGATGTTTATTCTGATCCAGGTTGGGCGTGATGGATACCGCGGGGGGAAAGATTGCTCGGCTGGAACGGTCGATTGGAAGGACTGGAGAAAGTATTGTTTTGGAACGTCTGGCCACCGATCCGACAACCGGGGCGTCGGTTGTTGTTATGTCGGTTGTGTTGCCTGCGTGGGTTCGGTCGAGTGAACCGCAGGACTTGTTAGCTGGGGATGGGGTTAGGGACATTAGAATTGTGGTAAGTCCAACAATTTTGATGGAAGCGAACATTGGTTCGCCGCCAATGGCGTTTGGGCTTCCGCAGCGGGATGATCGGATTATTGTGCAAGGAAGTTCCGCGAATATTCAAGATATAATGCCGATCTATTGGGGTGGGGCATTGGTTCGGGTTAATCTATTGGCGCGTGGGTAGTAGTGGTTATGATAGATGTTCGAGAACAAATCTTAGAACGGTTGCCAGTTGTTTGTGCGGGAGTTACTGGAATTGGTGCGGTTGCACGAAATCGGCTTGATGTTCCAGGATTGACTCGACCGGCAGTTTTGATAATGGATGGGGTCGAAGAGACATCTTTGGATCGGCCTGCAGGAGGAATAAAGAGGTTTAGTCAAATTCAATTTATGGAATTGACGCCGGAGATTAGAATTTTGCTTCGCGCCGATGATGGAACGGATGCGGGGGCTGTTACTAGTTTGTTTCGACGGAGAGTTATTTCGTCAATTCTCAATGATGCTGCGCTCCAAGCTATAATGGGAGCTAATGGAATAATAAGATATGGGGGTTGTTCAGTTCCCGAGCCGGACCCTCAGACGAAAGAACCACGGCTCGATCTTACGTTCGTGTTTACCTATCCCTTGCGGCTGTCGGACTTAACCTAAACTTGGAGGTATGTTATGCCTGCTTCTCCAAATGTTGACAACATCTCTCTGTTCAAAGGAATTGTCAAGTACATGAAAGCCGGTAGTGGAAGCTACCGCGATCTTGGGGAATGTTTGACTTTCACCACCACCATGACAGTGCAAACGTTGGAATATCAATCCCGCCGGCATTCGACCCGGATTCCGGTTAAGATTATTAACCTCGGAAAGACGTTGGTGGTTGCGTTGACTATGAGCGAATTCTCCCCGGAGAATTTCGAAATGTGGGCAATGGGAACTAATGTTGGTTCCCCGCCGGTGACGCCGATTGGAAGCGATGCGGAAGTTCGGGGCGCCCTTCGAGTAATCGGGGAAAATACAGTCGGCCAAACTTTCCAGCTTGATTTGTATGATGTAAGCCTACGTCCGAACGGCGCGCTTGCATGGCTTGCTGATGCAGATTGGTCTGAAATGATCTTGGAAGGAACGGCCAACGCGGATACGGTTACAGGGAAGTTTGGTGATATCCAGCCGATTACGGCGGGCGCTGAAATTCCAATGGGATCGCCGCCAATCTGATCCAGAGCGTAAGTTCACCTTAAATAGGAGTTACCGGTGGGACTTCCTGATATCGCGCCGCCCGAAGTTATGGCAAAAACAATAACAATTCGTGGTGGCGACTTGAATGTGCGGGGTATTAAGAACCTTGAATGGGTGCAGTTGATACAACGGTTCCCGGATATAAAGAAGCTGATTGACGGAACCGGGATGAATATTGTCGATGTGTATGAGTCTACTTCGGATGGGCTTATACCCGCGGTTATTGCTACCGGAATGGGTAATTGTGGAGATAAAGCGACGGAAGATTTGATACTAGAGAGATTGAGCGAGGCGGAGCAGTTTGCAATCTTTGAGTCTATAATGGAATTGGGCTCTGCTGAGAAAGCGGAGGCGAGAAGGAAAGTAAACCCTTTGTTAGAAAGCCCGGGAACGAACAAACCGGGCACGGCCAACGGAAGCCTAGAACCAATTCCGCAGATGATTTCGCCGCAGCCATTTTTGTAGTAGCAAAACATCTTGGCTGGGAAGTTGCCTGGAATATGACAATGAGGCAAACTCAGGCGGTGTTGAAGATAATTGATCGGGAATATCGTAAAGGACTTAGGGACCAACTAAGGATCCAGGTTCTTGCGGTTCATGGTGATCCGAAAGAAGTTATGAAGATGGTGAAGTAGGGTGCAAATTAAAGTTGAATCACGAAACCAAGATTGGAAGGATGCGGCGAAGCAGATTGAAGGAACAATCTTTGGCGCGGCTCGGGGTGCGTTTCAGGACTTAGCGGCCCAAGTCCAATCTAAAGCTCGGGCAGAGATTGCTGGGGCTGGGTTTAAAGGAAAATGGGTTACGGGATTTAAGACTTATATTTTTCCGAGGGTTCCAGGGCCAAATGATGTAACTGAGTTGACTATGCGGGGGTTTCATAGTTATAATATAGCGAATGTTTTTGAACGAGGCGCAAATGCTGTGGGGAAACCGTTGTTGTGGATTCCTCTTGCAACAGCGCCAAATTCGGTTAATGGAAAAGCAACAACTCCGGCGAGGCTTATTGCGGCGGGGGTGCGGTTGCATAAAATTACTCGGGGTGGAAAGAACATCTTGGTTGGGAACATTATTCGGCCAAGCGCACGGTCGAAGAAGAGAACGCTTGTTAAGTTGGCGCGGGGCCGGTTTGTACAGTCGGGCAAGGTTACGTTGGCGCAACTGTTGAATGCACAAAGGAATATTAGGCGGACCCAGGTTCGGCGCGCGTTTGGTGTTGCAGGTGGCTATCAGACTGTTTCGATACCACTTTTTGTTGGTGTTAGTTCGGTTGAGATTAGGAGGAAGTTTAATATTTCTGCAATATACGAGCAAGGACGGGATGATTTGCCAGAGTTATACAATGCTCGGCTAGCACAGCTGATCTTCAGTACAGTAGGGAAAGCGGTATAGAAGATGGCACAGGGCGTTAATATAAATCAAAGAATTGTTATAATCGGTGGCGATGATGCAAGGCGGCAGTTGGAGGGGGTTGCAAAGGTTGGGGAACAGTTAGGAGTAAATATCCAGAAAGGGGCGGAGAGAGCCAACCAAGGGTTAAAGACGTTTGAGACCGGATTAAATCAGGTTGAAGTTAGCGCTAAAGCAACTCGATATGCGGCGCAAAACCTTACATTCCAAATTAATGACGTTGTTACGAGCTTGGCGAGTGGGATTAGTCCATTTCGAACCTTTACTCAACAGGGCGGTCAGTTTGTTCAGTTGTTCCAGCAAGGTGGCGGCGTTGGGAATGTTTTAAGGGAATTGGCAAGTCGTTTCAGTGGAGTGATATCGCCATCAAAGTTGGCGCTTGGTGGAATTGTAGCTATTGGTGCCGAAGCGGGAGTTTTAGGTGAAAAGGTATTAGAAAGCTCTGATAGAGTTAGAAGATTTGGAGTTATATTAAATACGCTTGGAGGAGGGCCGACGGTTCTTCGTGGGGGTGAGGACAATGCTCAACGGCTTAATTTCCCAACTGCTGTTGGTCCACAAACCGCACAAGAATTAACAGACCTTACTACTAAATTTCGTGATTTAGCACTTGCTCCGGCAGAGGTTGCTAAAAGATTTGAACAAATTCGTCGTGAAGGTATTTTGCCGTTGCAAGTGGATTTTGGAAAGCTTGTTCGGGCAGGAGAAAATCTTAATACTGCTCTGGGAGCAGGTTCGTCTGATAAGCTTACTTCTGCTATAGCTGAACTATTAAAAGGAAATGTTGCGCCCGCAACTGAGCTTGCAAAACAAGTTGGCCTTATTGGGCAAAATTCAAATCTTGCTGCAAATGGCCTTGGGAATGCAGCGGGATTTTTGGAAGCGTTTAAGAATAAAATGGGCGATGCAAATGTAAATGCACTTGATCCATTTAGTAGGCGGCTTCGGGAAGTTAATACAGAATTTCAAGGCTTTCAGGATAGGCTTGCTCAATTCTTTAAAGAAGGGGTGGTAAATTTTGGTGAAACTATCGGTGCGTTTAATGATCTTGGAAGAGCAATATCGGCAGCTTTTAATAGAGGTGATGTTGATGGTTTAAATCGTGCATTGGCTGAGACGAAAAAACAAATTAAAGAATCTACTTTTGGAGGCACAGTTCAGGGTGTTGCTGATATTGCTAAGGGGGTTGAAGATAGAATTCCTAGGATGCTCGGCGGCACTCAGGGGCCACCAATTCAACAACAAATTCAAGCAACTGATCCCGTAGGAGGTTTTGCTCTTGCGACGGGAATTGTGGATGATATTACAAAAGTATTTACTGCGGAGAACCCGTTTGCCGAGTTGGAAGTTTCAGCGAAAGAAACTGGAAATAGTATATTAAGTTATTATACAAGTATTGCAAATGCTATTAATGATGTTCTTGGTACTAATATTCAAGCTCCGGGAAGTCGGGTGGTGGCGTCAGCGGCTATCCCGCCGGCAACGGGTGGCGGTTCTTTCGATACCGGCTCGACCAACTTCGGCACACTTCCAGATGGGTTTTCTAGTGGCGGGTTATTTAAGGGGGCCGGGAGTGGAACGAGCGATAGTAATTCCATTCGGATTAGTGATGGAGAGTACATTGTAAACGCAGTTGGAACCCGCGCAAATTTTCCTCTGTTGGAAGCGATTAATTCAATTGGGCGGCCAATCCGAAGCAATAGTAGGGGATTTGCTGCGGGTGGTTTGGTGGGTTCTGGTGGATTGGTTGATTCTCGAACCAAATTTACGTTGTTTATCGAAGGGCGACCGTACGCTGATCTTGTAGCCCCGGATGCAACGGCGAATAGTCTTCTTCAACATGCCCGAACGAGTGATTTAATAAGTTTGGGAAAATCGCCAAGTTGGAAGAGGTAGTAGAGGATGGAAGTTAATGACTTTACGGAATTACGGATTTCGGGAGCAGAAGTTCCGCCGTTCTCGGCGCGCGGGCTGACGCAAACCATTGAACCGATCGCTCCGGCTATTAAATTGGAACGGGCGGTGAATGGAAGATTAATTGATATGTCAATTCCGTCGATGAAGTTGTATAAGAGTAGGATCTCATGCAATGATCTCAATCCTCCTGCAATTGGGGGTTTGTGGCCGGGGATGGAAGTTACAATCGATTGTGTTGCGGAACTCTGTTATCCAACTGGAAGCCCTGGGTTGCAGGAGAGGAACGCGGTTTCGGGCAGCACTAGGACTGAAGGGGATTTTACATTCTATAAGCCAATCTTGGTGATGGTTTGTACGGGATTTAATACATCAACCGATGAGTACGGCGCGGCTGTTTCATGGTCGTATGAGTTCGAGGAACAGACGTTGAGCACAAGTCCATGACGTTTTATTTCGCTTGGGTTGGAGGAACCCCAATACCAGCGTTTGATTTGGTAACGGTTGGTGATATATGGGGCGGATCGGCAGAAGTGGTTTGTCAAATTTGGGCGGGTAAGTTAGAAACCACAGCGGACTTCTTACCAAGCATTAATTGGCGGAGGAAAGTTACCGAAGCTACAAATATGCGAAGCGTTGATGGGTTGGTTGTGGGCAGGGTTTATAAGGCAACTATTGGAGAAGTTATTTCAGATTTTATTTATGAGGGGGATTATTCTGGAACGCTCTCGAATAGTCGGGATAGTAATGGATTGCCGTATCTTTTTATGGGTGTTGAGCCGGCTGAAGGGTTGGCAATGTTGCTGCAATCGGATACGGGTATAACAGACATTGTTCTGAATGATACAAGCAAGTTGGTTGTGGGGACGACGTATAATGTTTCTGGCGGCAGCACTTCTCCGGGAACAATTGGGACTTATACTGGAAGTAATACTATTTCGGTGAATAACAACAATAACGCAACAGCGCGCGATGTTACGCTTACTTTTTCGACCACTGTTGGGCAGAATAGAATAACCAATTTGGGCAGCACGGTTGGATTGGTGATTGGGAATGTTTATCAATTGTTTGCGCGGGGTTTGTCGGGGACTGTTTTGGGAACGTTCGAAGCGGACAATACATTTTTGCTTTCTGAGTTGCCGACGGTTTCTACAAAGCAGGCGCATCTGAGGATTCATCATGGAATTATTTATCCTGATGGCGGGACTTTTGATGAAGTAGCTCATGCCAGGAACGACGAGGAAGTTTTATCAATCGACATAAAGCAATCGGAAGGCAACGCGGCGCTGCTTACAATTAAATTGAAGAACCCGCATATGGGATATTTGTATCCGGGGCGGAATATTTGGTGCTGGTTGAGTTGGAGAGAGATTGAAGATGGAAGTCCGAGTGGAATAACTCCACTGTTCCATGGACGGCTGGTTACGGTTCCCGACGAAATCAAAGATGAAGAAGTTACGCTGCAATTCTTGGCAAAGCCGTCGGAATATGAAAACTTGCAGACCGTTCTGGCGGCGACACTTCGGGTTAATCCTTATTGGGATCCAATTTGGTATAGCAATGGGGTTGATGATAAGGATACAATTCTTGAAGCGCGGCCCGACCTTTGGCATACAGATAGGACTACATTGGAAGTTAGTATTTCTAACATTACATCGGGCGAAGATGGAACTCTTTTTATTGGCGAAAACGATCACATTTATGCGGATTTAGATTATAAGATTGGTAATCCGCCACTGGCTGCGGTTTATATGACTGGCACGGTTACTTGGACACAAGAAGCAAACGATACCGTTGATCTGACGGACACTATTCGACAGGTGTTTTATGATGGCGGGTCGCGGTTCGGGCGGCCAAATATATCTGCATACCAGGGGAGTGGATTGCTTTCTAGTTGGCCAAAGCCGCTTCAAAACATCGGTGCGGGATGGCAGGTTAATGCGGATACGATTATTATTGAAAGCACACGGATGTTCGGGACTACGGACATTCTTACAAAATACACGACTTCGTTCTCAGCGGGCCAGGATTTCAACGATGCAGCGGTTGATGATTGGGGAAATCCTACTGGGTCGGCGGCCAAGGATGCGCAGGGAAGTTATGTAGAAACCCATGCACTGTTTAAGTTGAGTGTTTATAAGATTGCATTTTTGGCGGATTTCTCAGCAAATCGAGAGTGGACGGAAAGTGTTAGTTTCTTCTTGGAAGCTGATGTTCAGCAAGTTGCGAGCGATAGCCGGGCGTCGGTGGAAGCGTTTTCGTTATCTTCGGATTTGATTAGCAAGAGAATTGATCCGGGCGGCGTCACGCCGATTCGGGATTTGCGCGATAACACCTATTTCAAGAGTGATCGGGGACAACAGAGCTTTCGGTTCCTATTGGCTTATGCGCGGGCGAAACTTATTGTTCGGGCGCGAGCGGTCGAGATTACATTGACTACCACTTGGCACAAGGGGATTAGTGTTTCGTGTAGGAAGAATGTGCATATTATTGATAGCAGACTTCCGGGCGGTTCGGCGGTGGGGAAGGTGATTGACTATACGATTTCCGCGAGTGCGAACGGTGGGATGCGGGTGGTTATTAAGATTGGGTGTACTGTGGGGAATGGGGGAACAATTCCCACGACTGTTGGAGCGGGGAATTATGTGAATGATAATTATGTAGATCACGGGTATCAGACTGAGGTTGATGGGACGATTGATTTTGGGGACGGATCTATTGTTTATGAGACTTTTGATGATTTTGAAGTTGTGGATGACGGGGTTAATTTTTATAATATGACTCCACAGACGGTAGTGAGGCGGTGTCAATTGGTTGGTGGGATCAACCAACAGAAGACGGCGATCGCAGCAACTATACCATTGCCGGCTGGAATTGCATTGGGGGCATTGAATTCAATCTCGAAGCAACCATTAGACCCGGCGACGGTGTTGACTAATTGTTATCCGCATGTGCTGTTGGAGTTGGTTCCGGTTACGGGTGGAGCGTTTTTGAGTGAGTTTTATGTTGATGTTTCAAAGTTGGCGATTGCGAAAACTATTGATTTGGCGGCGGGGTAGCCGGCGTGGCTCTTGAACAGATTGTTCGCGGTCCTTGGCAACCATTAGGGACTATCAACGATAAGAAAATTGTCGTTACTAGGGTTACAAAGGTAACTACGGATCGGGCTATTATTGCTTGGGGTTCTCCGGGTAGTGCCCCCGAGACGAAGCAAACTGGAATTAGAGTAATAGTAAAAGGGGTTGATGTTAAGAAAGGGTTTACAGAGAAAGATCGTAAGACGACTGATATTCGGGTGGAGAACCCGGATGATGCTAGTCAGAATGTGAATGTTAGACGGATTAATGAAATTAGGTTTTCGCGGCCCAAGCCATTTGCGGATAACCAAAGCGGGCAGCCTACTGATGTTCCGCCGGGGAATCAGAAGGGGAAGTTGGTTTCGCCGCCCGGAGCGCCATCGCAGAGTGGGCTGACGGTTCCGAGTGTTATTTCTGGACCAGGATTTAGTGATGGAAGCCTCGGAACAACAATAAGTTCAACTGATGCCGGGGCTTCGGCAACACCTGTTAATGGAAATCCGAATACAACTCTTGCATCGAATGCGGGGGCGGTGACTGGTGCGCCAGAGAAGAGAAATGAAGTTGAAACGTTTGTGTTGAAATGGGATGATACCGGGTCGGTTGCATGATTACTGAAGGCAGCAAAGCAAATCCGGTTCAGATGGATCCGTGGCAACTTATTACTAGGGTTCATTGGTCGAGCGCGCCGGTGGTTAAGTTGGAATTGGAAGGCCAGATATCGCTTCCGAATGGTGGCCCGCCATCGTTTACGTTTTTAACGGCCCCGAAAGAAGGCGATAGTGTGGTGATTAATGGAACCGAAATCAAGTTTGGAATTTCTATTGGGGGTGTTGCTATTGGAGCGGACGGGGCGGCTTGTGCGGAAGCGTTGGCAGAGTATATTAATAGAGATCCGCCACTGATTGTTGGAATTACTGCTAGACATCGGGACGCGACGACTTTTATCGACTATGATGCCCAGAAAGCAACGCTTAATTCAACTAGCTCAGCGATCGAAACGATTGGTGGAATTTGGCGTGCTGATCCGCCGCTAGAGGGAATGATAACAAAAGAAATGTATGATGGAATTTCGCTGCTGGTTCCAGGTCCGGTGAATATTGTTGGGGAAGATTTAATTTTTCTAATTGTTACCGAAAAAGAAGTGGCTCTTGGTGAGTTTGCTTTGGTGTATAGAAATGAATACATAAATAGAAATCGCTTGTCGGTATTATTTAATTTTAAAGTTATGCAGCAGTTAGAGATTGATATATTTGCTGATGCGGCGAATAATTATATTTATCTTGCGCCGCTGACGTTTCCTCCATTGGAAGGTGCAAATCCAGTTAGGTTATTGCAAACTACATTTCAATTTGTAACCGCAAATGCTTACGCGCAAGGAACGGAATTTAAGATTGAAGCTGATGGAAAATTATCGACTACGGCGACCCCGATTTGGACTGTTTTGAAAAGAATTCCTGTTTTTGATCCGCGAGGGAAACCGGGGGATAGCCCGGAAGCGGTTGCAGCATATAATGCTTTCTCTTTACCGCATCCATATTCGAAGGTTAAATTGGATAAATCTGGCGAAGTCGTAGTTTGATCGGGATGGGAGCACGCAGGTAATGCCGGTTTATCGGACTGATGATGGAACCAAATGGGGAACGGGTAAAGGGTCAAACCTTACCCCCACCGAGGTTGACGATAATATTTGGGAACTGCGAACGGCGATCGATGCGGTTATTGCTAGTCCGCCGGTTGCGGTTAGTATTGTTTCTGTTTCGCAATCTGATGATAAAACGCAACTCACATTTAATACGTCCGATAGTGAATCAATTGGACCGTTTACGCTGCCGGTGTTGGAATTTCGTTGGAGAGATATTTGGGAACCGGCCACGCTTTATGAAGTTTTGGATATATTTCAAGTTCCGGGCGTTGGTATGTATGCTGTGGTGGCAAATCATACTAGTGCGGGTGTGTTTGATAAGAATGCGGTTTCCGGCTCGCCACCGGTGGTACTTTATAAGGAAATGTTTGTTTTCGCGCCGGCCCAGAATATTGTTTATGATATGGGGTTTTATTATCCGGGCATGTTGAAGGATATTCCGGGAAGCGTTGATCGGATTTACGAGGAACCGATTGTTAGGAAGATTTTGCTACCGGTGGTTCCGATGTCGGGAAGCTTTCATCGGGCGCATTTGCGAACCCCGGCTTCCACGGCAGTTCAGGATTTTGTTATTTATCAGAACTCAACTAATATCGGCACGGTTCATTTTGAAATTGCGAGTAATGCGGGAACGGTTACGATTAATGCAGATGTCAATTTGATTGCAGACGTTGATATGTTGGGGGTTGGTCGGCAGGGGGCTGATGACGCGGTGGCGGCGGGGTTGTCAATTGTATTTGCGGCCCAACAGGTTATAGGAGTTTAGCGGGGGTGCACAAGTTTAATGTAATACCCGTATTTGTACGCACGGCGGCGGCAGGGGATATTCTTGTTCCGACACATGGCAACTTCTCTATTCTTCGCCCGCCAACGGTTGTTGTTGAACAAGATATTCGGCTTCCGGCGCTTACGAATGTTTCTGATTTGGATGTTGATGGGCACGCGCGGGTTTATTTCCATGAAGGAGTTGTTGACGATATTGTTCTTCCCGCGCTCAGTAATATTTCGGTGCTTGCAGGTGGAAGTCCGTTAGCGGCGTTTGTAGGGATTGCTGAGGCCCCGCCCGATGGGTTTATTAGACTTCCAAGTTTAATTAATTCTTCTATTCTTAGTGGTGGAAGCCCGAGCGCAGCGTTGGTTTCGGTTGATGTAGCACCGGCTGATGGATATATTCGGTTGCCAGCGCTTATAAACAGTTCGGTTGTTGGTGGAGGAAGCCCAAGCATTTCGCCCGAGGTTCAGGTTATTTCTTCGCTTGGCACGGACACGGATGACAATAACGATGGGTTTGTTGCTGGTGGATCAGTTGGTGGAAGGGTAGTTTAACATGGCTTTTAAAATCCTGGCGCGGACCCGCGAACAGACTGCAACTACTGGAACAGGCGATATAACTGTTTCAGGACTTGTAAGCAGCGATAATGTGGCCTTTTCGGCGGGAATGAGTATTGGCGATACTACGTTTATGTGTGTGGTGAGTGGGGATGGGGTGGCTTGGGAAGAATTCCTTGGCACCTATTCCGCTATGGATACAATTCAACGAACAACCACTATTATAAACAATTCTGGAACCACTGGGCATATTAGTTTGAGTGGAACAAGCCGGGTTTTTGCTATTATTCCAAGTGATTTTGGGGCACTGTTTAATGCTCTTGGGGGTGGGGATATAACCAAGTTTGTTAGTGGGGATGGAACTTTTAGAACTCCACCTGCATCGATTGGTTGGCATCCTCCGGTGACGGTTACTACAACTGCGGCGCTGCCGGCAAATACCTATAACAATGGGTCTTCTGGGGTTGGAGCAACTCTTACGGGAAACAGCAACGGAGCATTTCCAACGGTTGATGGGATTGCACCGGTTGTTGGGTATAGGTATTTGATTGGGTACGAAGCCGCGCCGGCGAACAATGGTGTGTTTGCGTTGACGCAGCTTGGGGATGGGTCGCACCCGTATATTTTGACCCGGACGAGCGATTTTAATAGTGCAGGTAATATAAACCAGGCAGATATTGTTCCGGTTGGTCCGGGTGGGACGGTAAATGGGGATCGAATTTTTGACGTAGTGGCAAGCGCAAGTCCAATTGTAATGGGAACAACCGGGTTTACGTTTAATTCGGTTGTTGGTCCAGTTATGGTTGGGGATAGTGGTAGCGGGGGAACGAAAGGATTAGTGCCAGCTCCGGCATCGGGGGATGCGGCGGCGGGAAAAGTTCTTAAGGCTGATGGAACTTGGGCTGTACCGGCTGGGAGTAGCGGGGCTTATGGAACGGCCACAACTGTTTCGGCGGCCAATACTAGTGGAACAATTCAAATAACCGGAATTGCCGCGTTTGTTGCGTATAAATTGATTGTGGTAAATTTGCTTCCTGCTACTGATGGCGCGACGGCGACGCTTCAGTTCGGTATTGGTGGAACTCCAACTTGGGCGACCTCAAACTATGGCTGGAATTGGCACGCCGCCGATACGGTTAGTAATAATACTGTTGGAGGTAGCGATAGCGATAGTTCAATTAATTTGTTCCCGAATTCTTTAGGCAATGCGTCGCATGGTGTTTCGGGAGAGTTTTTGATAAGCTCTGCTGGGGATAATAGTCATTATACAATTATCGGTTCTCATGGTGGCCGGGTTTCGTATGGAGGAACTAGGCACAATTATCATACAAGGGCTGGTGGAACCGCAATACTTGGGGGCGCGTTGACCGCGCTTAGGATTGTAACATCAGCCGGCAACTGGGTAAGTGGTAGTATTTCGTTAATTCCAATCACCCTGTAAGGGAGTTCAGTAGATGGCGAACAAAATCTATCCGAAGTTTAAGAAGGCTAGCATGACCGGGGGAGCGAATACAAATTTGCTTACCGGGAATGTTAAGGCGGCGCTGGTTAATACGACCAGCTATACTTATAATGATGCCCATGAGTTTTTGTCGGATGTTGCGGGGGCGGCGATCATTGCCTCGACGGGGGCCGCAGGCAGTAAATCGGTTACGGACTTAGCCGCGTTCTTGTCGGGAACTGTTGTTGCAAGCTCGGTAACTGGCGCGGAGATTGATGCGGTTATTTTGTATATCGATACTGGGTCGGGAAGTACAAGTCGGCTTGTGGCGTATTATGATACGGGGGTTACGGGACTGCCGGTGACGCCAGCCGGGGCAAGTTATAATGTTATCCCCGATGCCACTGGATGGTTTGTGGAGTAGATTTGTTTCTCTATGGCTTCATTTTTGAAGCAACTGCTGGCGTATATGGATACGCCTTGGAAAGCAATGGCTATATTTATCTTAGCCATTACTTTTGGTGTTGGTTGGACATTATATGAAAGGCGCGCTGAATTGATCGAGGCGTTTTTGACGCCGAGTGAAATTGAACTTAAGGTTGCCGATGTTCCGGTAGCGCTTGATAAACTAACCACGGATACTGATGCGGATTTAATTCAAATCTGGGCAGTTGATTTAGGGGAAAATTCACAGCGGTTTATTGCTGCGCGTCGGCATGACGGCGAACGGCCAATCATTCCTTCGCCGCGCCGATTGCCTATTATTGTTACCGTTTCGGATGTTCGAACTTTGATAGCAATCTTAGAGGGACATCCAATTTGCGTTGATCTGTCGCCGCTTGGATCGCCGCTTGCAAGACGGCTTGCGGAGCGCGGAATGCGCCGTGGTTGTGCAATACCAATCCCGCCAACACCGGATAAATTTGTTGGTGTAATTTATCTTGCTTGGAAAAATCCGGTTGACGAAACTAGCGAAAATGTAGCTGTAACCGCCGCTCGTGAAATTGCTGGTTCGTTGGTTAATAAATAGAAGGTAGAGGTTTGTTTGGGTGGGGGCGTTATGCCCCCAATTTTTTTTTTTTTCTAATTAACTATCATCTAATAGGGCTGAACCGTGCCCAAAACCACCACGCTCCACTGTATCTGTTTCGGGGTGTTCGATTGTTATCGAATTATACGGTTTGTTCAGTCCAGCGTTCATTCCACGAAATAATTCTCGTAAAACGTGGTAATGTTTATCCTTATCTACAAGCCCGTTAATTAGAGAAGCATTGTAAAGCTGTTCAGCGACTTCCATTGCGCTGATCCAGCCTTTGCAAATCATGCCACCTAGAATAAATGCGCGGCGATGGAGCGCGCTTCCGCGACCGCTATCCGGTCCCATTCGTATTAATTCAGCCCAAGCGTTCTGAAGCGCAGCTTGGGCATATCGATTTTCTGGACATTTATTGGGAACTGTTTGCGGCCAATCAATTAGTGTTTCTTTTAGAGTGGCAATCGAGAAATCGTGGGAGGGTGGGGGTTTTGGATATTGTTCAACTAAGTCTAATAGTTCTTGTGGCCATTCTTTAATAGATGTGGCTCTTGTAATGCTATATCCTGTTGATGGTGGCCAAGCAACATAGCCGCCATCGCCTTTTATATCAACGCCCAGCTTCGATAGTGTTTGGGGACAGCCGATACCATTTGCGTGACGTAGTATAATGTGCCAACCGCCGCGCGGGGTTCGGTGAACAAGCGTTTGTGGTAGAAGCCAAGCGTTATTAATAAGCCAATTATCACCGCCGTTGCGTGGGTCGATGTCTAGCACATCAATTCCTGATATGGTTCCAGTTGCAACTGCTATTATGGAACCAGGCGCGGCGGCAAATAAGCGGCGGATAGTTTTTGGATTGGTTGAGGCTCCGTAGACGCCACTAAAACAGCGTGGCCGTTTGGTTTTAGAGTCGATTGGTAATATTGCTGCTGGTTGAGCGAAATTTAACATTGGTAATGGGGCGGGTCCGTTGGGGAGATTGATTGTCATTATTGAAATCCTTTTCCGTAACAGAATGGACACCCGGAACCGTCGCTTGGATCGACTCCCCAACCGGCACAGAAATAGCACCACCAAACACGGACGCCCTTTATGTGGAAGGGGTGGCCAAAGAACCAAAACCGGAGCCACATGGATTGCAACCTATGTTGGTTTAGATTTCACAGAACCCGCTCATGCAGGCGAGTTCTTTTGCTTGTTCGGTGTAGTCGGAGTCTTCACTAAACCCGGACCAGTCGATTGTTGTAGGTGTTTTTGCTACGAGTTCATCGAATTGGTCTTTGGAGCAGGTGATGTAGGGTGCTTGGCGGTAATTGCCGCCAGCATAGGGGAGGAACGCAATACCGCTTATCATGTTGAAGTTCTCGTAGACCCAAGCCCCGACTGAAATCCATTCTCGATCTTTGACGGAGATCGTGACGCTTGGCTTGTGTTCGCAGTAGTGGAGTTGATAGAGTTGCCAGATTTTTAGGTGTTCGACTGCGGTGTAGTCTTCACGGCTGATTGCGCCAGCGGGGACGGTTATTGGGAAGTAGAGCACCCATGCGGATTCGGGGGAACTAACGTCGTCTTCGGCGTAGACTCCTTGGGTTATCATATATGCCGCGAGGCGATCGACTTTGTTTGCACGGTTTGTGCGGATATAGAAGTTCTTTGTGTGTGCGCCGTGTAGGCCGGATCGGCAATTGACAAGGTTGCTGTTGTTGCCTTCTGGTTTTACGGTTGTGATGGCGGCGCTGGGGTTTATACCGATGCGGTTGGCCCAATCGCGATTGACTGCGACTGCGGTATCGCGCATCCGGGCGAGAACGTTTGGTAATTCGACTTTCACGCCATCGATGATAAAGTCGTCTGATGTGAAAGTTCCGTTTCGGATGTAATCGAGGCCGGCCATGAAACGGTTGTCGAAGATGCCGTTCAGGCTGACGCCGAGTAGTCGTTCTTCTTCACAGTTTGCTTTCCATTCGGGTCGGAGATAGCGGAAGTTGGTTAGGGTTGATTGGAGGGTGCCGAGTATTGTTGATAGGCGTATTTTGCGCAGGAGACTTCCGAGGCCGTCGTTGGCTCGAATTATGTTTGTTGTAAGATTGCAGAATTGTCGGGGGCGGAGTATTATTTCGCCGCAGGGATTTAGTCCGTAGTCGTCGCCCCACATATCTACGTTGATTCGACGAGTTCGACGGGCTTGGTCTATGAGGGCGCGGCGGTTTATTTGGCCGCGTTCGCCGGCCTGGGATCGAACTAATGCTATCCATTCATCCATGAATTGCATTGAGTCGGGGTGGTCTGTCCAGACTGCGGAGTTGTTAGCGAGGCGGAAGTGGGGTTTGCGAAGATGCCATTCGCCTGACTTTGCATCGCGCATCCGTTCGTCGGAAGGATTGGATAGGGATATCATTGCACCACGGCGAACGCCTCCTGAATTGGCTACGTCGGATGCTTTTGTCATAAGGTCGTGTTGTTGTAGGGATGTTAGGCGGCGTTGACCGTTTTCTATTGCTTCGCGGAAGATTGTGACTGCATGATTGAATAGATCTATTAGGGGTTCTGGGCCGGACGCGCGCCCGCCGAAGGTAACTAGCCGCGAGCCTTTCAATCGAACTCGGGATGTATCCCAACGTGGTAGTTCGCCCCGATATAGATGGGTTAGCAAGTCGAAATAACTTTCGGCCCACCCAATCTTATCGTCATCGACAACAATGGTTCGCCAATTGATCTCGGTTAGGGAATCGGGTAGTAGGGGCATCCGGTTTGTGTATTGGCGTTCAGCAGAAAACCCAACTCCACAGGAACACATTGTGAGATAGAATGCTTCGCTGTGGGTTGTTAGGCGATCGATTGGAGCGTAGGCGCAGTTATAGGCGGCGGCGTGATCGCGTTCCAGTGCGGGGCCGGCGGTCATCATTGCTCGCATAGATGGCATTACTGCAAGCTCGACGCAGATTGCTTCGAATATTTCAATTTGGTCGGCTTCGGGAATTAGATAACCAAAGTTATGGAAGATATGGTTTGACATGAAATCCCAGTAGCGGAAAACAGTTTCGGGCCAGAACTCTCGGCGTTTGAGGTCATCGCGCCAACGGGAATATTTGGTAAGGCCGGTCTGTTCTTGGTATAGTGTTGGAAGGCGGATATGGCGATAGTTGTCGAGATTGACAAGGCAGGCATTGGTCATTGTAGGTAACTCCGGGTTTGGTTTTTGGTTATGGTTGTAGGAAGGTGGCCGGGATTATTGTTGATATTCCTTTGGAAGAGGGGCGAGGGCTTCGCCTGGGAGCATTTTGCGATATTGACACCAACCGGGGCCAAGGTTTCCGGATTGTTGTGGATTTTTCCATTGGTAATAGGCATAGCGTGAATTGCTTGGACTTGGGTTTATGGGAGCGTCGTATGGGCTAGAAGGATTGCGTATATATTCGTCGGGGGTTGCTTGGTGTTCTGCGGGGCTGGCGTGGATGATTGGGCCGCCAACAAGCCGTTGGTAAAGGTCTAGGTCTTCTTCGATTGTGGAGCGACGGTTGGTTGTGAAAGATTCGTAAGAAAGGCGGGCGCAGCGGGCGACGGAAATTTTTATTAAATTTCGTTGTACTTCCAACGGATATTGTGGATTTAATAGAATAGTGTTTTCGTAATCTTGATCTTCGATGAATGGTAGGTGCCATTCGCCTGGTTTGAGGGTTGTTGGTTTGTGTTCGTTCCATTCCTTCCAGAGGGCTTCGGCTAGCGCGCGAAGTGTTTTATCGGCTCCTATGTCGAGGCGGAGGCCAAAGAAGTTCATCCAGCCGGGTTCGGTTCCTGTCCATAGGCAATGGGTGTGGTTGTAGATGCTTAGAATTCTATTGGATGTTGATTTATGATGGCCTGCATTTGCAAAACATTGTGCCCAATCCGCGTTTATGTTTGCTAATAACTCCCAAGCTTTATCGGGGGTTCTTAAACCTCCATCTGGACATCGCATTTTGATGTTTGATAAATCTTCATCGGATGATTGCATTCCGCGCTGTTCGCCGCCCCAGAAAACTGGTTTTGCAGGTGTGGTTCTTACATCGGCGAGTGTTTTTGTGAACGGAATGGCGCGGGTTGATGAAACTGAATAAGAGAAATCGAAATCGCCGCGAAGGGCGTCCTCGCAATAGATTGTTCGATGGCGAAGAGTTTCTTGGTGGGTCATTGTTGGGGATATTGTTTTAACAGTCCAAAGGCGTGGGGCGTTGGCGGCGATGCTGTCGGCGATGGTTTCGAGGGCTATCATTGGGCTTAGCTCCCGGTATAATCGATGATTGTTTTGAGTTGGTCGAGCATCTTTTCGGGGGTCGAGTTGTTTAGGATGGTTAGATCGGGAACGATGACGGACATTTCGATTTCGGAAATATGGGTTGAGGCGATTTGGTTGGGATTGTTTGGCCGCTCGATGCGGATTATTATGCCGCCCATTTCGCGGATTGTATTGATTTCGTGATGAAAGCGGGTGTCGTCTATTACGATTTTGATATCGGGATAGTTTGGATGATTCATAATATTTCGTTTCCAAACATCGACCCAGAGATTTTTGTCGATTAAATCTCTCCATTCTGTGCCGAGGGTTTGCATTACATAGCGTGGAGTGCGGTTGTTTAGAAATAAGGTTGGTGTTTCTTTTAAATCTCCTTCGAGCATTCTGTGCGCGGTGGTAGTATCAATGCCTTGATATCTAAGGAGATATGATAACATTGATTTTAACGGAGTTGCAAACTTCGTTTGTGTCCAGCCGCAATTGAATAGTAGGTTGGAGAGGGTTGTTTTACCGCTGCCGGCGACGCCGGTGATGGCGAGGAGTTTCATGCTACCACCTTTACCTTTTTCATGTCTTTCATTGCGAAGTCGCGAGTTTCTTTTTTATTTATATCGAGAGCTTTCATGAACCATTGAAGGTCGGGGTGATATTGGTTTCCGCCATAGTAGATTTCGTAAACTAAAACTATTCGGTGGCTTTCGACACCTTTATAGTTTACGTAATCGAATTCTAGGACTCGTTTGTCTTTGATGCTTATCATCGCAGGGTTCCTTTTGAGGTTTCTTTCCAAGTGCCATAATATTCGTTGGATAGAGTTATTGGAAATCTGGGTGTGTGTAGTTTTGTTATATCCCATTTGTTTGGTGATATTGGTGGGGAGATTGTGATGTGAGATTTGAAATATTCATGGTCAGCTGTAGCGCCGAGATTTCTTAATTCAATATGTCGTTCAAAGAGACGTTGGTTTTCAAGTCTAAGTACTAAACTTTCTTCTAAAACTTCAAGCCAATATGGCGGTTCGATTATTAATGGAAAACATTTGGCGGTTCTGTATGGGAACCATTTACGGGAATAGATTATTGTGGCATGTGGGCGAGGCATTTCATAGGCAAAGTGTTTCCATAATAAAAATCTGGATTCGAAACTGACTTCGGCCCCTACGTAATAGATTGTATCGTTCATCGGGAATTCCTTTCCACAAAGTCGGGAGTGTTGGGTTTGTAGCCTTCTTTTGATCCGAAGCCGGCCCCGAGTAGGAAGCCGCGCTGTTCGGCGGTTTTTAGTAGATGGGGAATTCGCTCAACCGGGGCACGTTTGGAGAAGAAGCTATATATTTCGCCGGGAAGAATGATACGCTCGTTTTCGTTTTTCCAAAGTATCCAAACGAAGTGGTGCATGTCAATTAAGAGTTGGTTGTCGGATTTTTGGCCCATTGCGCGGAAAACATCGGGCATGGTTTTTTCGGCTTCTAGTAGCCAGCCGAGGCCGCGTTTCCAGTCGGAAAGCATTACTTGGTTGCCGTGACCGGCGGAGACTGCGGAAATCATCGCGAGCTTTAGAGGAAATACGTCGCGGCGGCCAACGTAATTGGCGAGACGCTGGTAGTTGGGAACTGGGGCCATTTCGTTGACATTGAACCATTGATCCCAGGCATCCATTGCGTCTTGATCCCAAATGAACGGGCCGTGCAAATCTTTGAACCAAACGGCTAGATCTTTTTCTAGTTCGGTGGTGTCGAGATTGTCTTTCTTCTTGAAGATGTTTCGGTATTTTTTAACCGGGGCACCGTAGATGAATAAGATGCGGGAACAGAAGCCTTGGCCCCAAGCGTTTTCGGGCATGATGTCGTTTAGGGCATCGGGGGTTGTTCCAGCGAGGATGTTTAGTGTTGGACGTTCGATGTCTACGTCATCGGATGTTTGCCGTGGGGCGGTGTATTTTTGCGGAGAGTCGTAAATGTGAGTTAAGTCGGCAACGAAATCTTTTTCGTATTTGGAAATTAGGACGGAGAGTTCTGGAACTAGGGCAGTCATTGCACAATACGGGTCGAAGCCGTTCATGTTGGAGCGGAGAGCGTTTTGGAGGGCGTTTAGGAAGGTTCGCTTTGTGGGATTGTCGGGGGCAAGAAATAAACCATTTACGGAACCGAGAAGTTGGCGTGCGATTGTAATGACTTGGCCTTTTCCGGTTGCGGGTGGGCCGGTTAAAATGATGTAGAGGTTGGGGCGGAGCGGATCGAATGCATCGGTATCGGTATAGACTTTACGTTCGAGAACGGATGCAATGGTTCCTATGGCGGCCCATAGACGAAAGCTTTCCGGCGACCAGAGATCGGAAGTTAGGTCTAGGAACTTTTCAATCCAATCGGAAGACACAAGCTGAAACTTTCCTACAAAATAGAGAGTTCTTTTTTGGCGGTTATTTTTAGTGTTTTGGGTATTTTTTGGTAGACGGTTCCATCTGGTGTTTTGAGTTCGCGGTATTCGTATTCGATGTCTACTTCATCGATTTCAAATGAAGTAGACGTGATGACATTTTCGGTAGATTGAATAGTTAGTAGGATGTTGCCGGTTAACTTCATTTGGGTTCCTTGAGTTCCTTGTGTTTGCATACTATGTGGCCGCAGGTTCTACAGGTTGGAATGTCTTCTATAGCGGTAAAAATGGGATAGTCAAATTTATATCCGTGTATTTTTGCAGCGCGCGATTCAAATAACCATAATGATATTCGGAGGTTGTGAATTATAGAGCGGGTTTCGTTGCATGGGATTTGAGAATTTAAATACTTACACCGGGCAATTAAAGCGCGGATTACTTCTTGACAATTGGTTCCGTCGTATGGAGAATCTTGGTTTCCAGGATAGCCTGGTCCAATTCGGTGCATGAAATGTAGTGATTGTTCTGACGATACAGTTTCGTTTGGGTTGTCTCCGGAATAGTCGTTGAGGAAATAGTAGTGGCCGGGATCCATGGTTTTCATGCTAGAGTTTCCTGCTTTATACGAGCAATTGCTACTTCTCTACGCCATATTTCTGCGGAGCCGCAAATGTCTAAATGGCCGCCGCCAACGAATAGCAATCTTGTTGGACCGTTGGCTTCTAGTTCAATTATTGCAGCGATGTTGCAAATCTCGATGAATGCTCGATTTCGATCTTCGAGAGTTATTGTTTCTATTTGACCATAGATGCTCATTGTAGTCTGATCCCATCTAGGCCAGCGGGGTTCCAATCTTCTTTGGTTCCGTCAGCGAGGAGTCGGTATCGATGCGCCCAGTTTTGGCCGCCGACTATTTCACCAGGAATTGTCATGGTGCGTCCAGAGCGAGAGTGTTGTGTTACTTGGATATTGTTGAGAGCCTTTTCTAACATGTTAAATTCTTCGCGTTCGGAGCAGAATGGATATTGAAAATAGATGGCATCGTGGAGTTGACTTAGGATTTGGACTTCTGTTCCTTGGTACTTCCAGAGGCGGTATAGACCAAGATTAACTGCGTCGGCGGTTGCGGATTGGAACATATAGGCGATGGCGGATTTCCATGTTTCGCGGTCGGTAGGGCGGTCAAAGAAGTCACGCCTGCGGCCATAGCTGTTGGTTAGGTTTCTTTCGGTTTGAAGAACTGCAATGATATATTGATGCATTTCGCGGATTGGGAATGCGGCGAAGTAACGGTCTTGGAACTCTTGAACAAGATGGAGTGGAATTCGAGTTTGCCGGGAGATTTCGTTTGGTTCGCCCAGGTAGTTGGTTGCGTGTCCGAGTCGTTTGCTGGCATCGCGATATGTGAAGAAACGGTAGAAACGCCGCTCGGCAATTGCACGATCCTTTTTAAGATCCCCAGTCCACGCCCATTCGGGATAAAGTAGGCGTGTAACGTAAGTATGGAGATCGCCTGACTCGCAGGCGTTGAGATAAGTCCAGTCTCCCAGGACGGTTCCCAGGAACCAACCAACATCGCGGGCTTCTGATTGCGCTTTATCAATACCATAGAGTTTGTATCCAGGATCGGGGATGAAGACGCGACGGAGAATTTCAGAAATGTTTTGGAAATTGTTTCCGGTTTGTCGCCAAGCTTGATCGGTTTCATTGTAGATCATGAAGGGAGATTTGGAACTAGAAAAGCGACCGGTCTTGGTTCCGGCAATGTTGTAGGAACAACGCCAACGCCAATCGGAATCAATTTCGGTTTCGAGAACTTGGAGTGATTTGCCTAGGTCGCGGTGGGTTAGAATTCCATTGACTATCGGGGCGGCGAAAGGGTCGGAAAGTTCGAGCTTTTCTAGCGTAGCTCGGTCCATTGGAAGTTTGGTTTCGCCCATTGTGGTTTTTTTGATTTGGGGCAACTTCATTATGTCGTAGAATAGATGTTGGAGTTGCTTACCGGAATTGGGAAGCTTTTCGGTAAAGTTGCAGCCGATGGCGGAGATTATATTGGAAAGATTGGTCCAGGTGTTGGAGCGTTTGTTGCCAAGTTCGATGATAGCCCGCTCGCGTTCTTCCATATCAACGAGGAAGCCGCGCAAGGTCATTTCCATTGTAACGCCCATTAGGGCGCGCTCGAAGCGGTATATTAAGTCGTCGTTCTGACGTAACTCAACGCGGGCGTCGTTGATTTGGTATGTGGCCGCGCAATCAAATCCATTATAAATTGGATCGGTCGCGTCGGCTATTTCTACTTTGTGGCCAGCGATTATCATGTTATTTTATACCTACAACATAGACCACGACTCCGATGTAACCAGATCGATAGACCGATCCCATTTGTGCGATCTCCCCACCAACAATTGAAATGTTTTCTTTTTTAGCCGCTTGAGATAACCCAATTGAGAAATCGTCAATCCAAGGCCCCATTGAATGAACGCTTAAATCATCTACCGCAGAAATAGGATTGATACCTTTAATTCGCATTTTGTAGCAGGCTTTTCGAACTGCTGAAGAACTCATCTTTCGAATTTGTCTACGGTTCAATCGATCAACTCGTTTTCTATGGGACGCGCCAATGGTGATTTCTATAATCATAGCAATTAGCTCGGTTCGTTCCTTGCGGGTTGGGGGCCGGGTTCTTGGTTTTGGTATTTGCCGCGGTATGGAAGATCGGTTGGTTCGTCGAGCCATTCAAACTTGACTTGACAAACTGGATCGCCGCGTTTGTAATGGATGGTTGTGTTGCCACAGTTTATGAGTTCGACTGTTAGGAAACCTTCCCAACCGGGGTCTAGGTGGGTGTTGAAAGCGGAAATAAATACGCGGGCGTAGGATGATTTGTCGAGAACGGAACCGCAGATGTTGGCTGGGAATGCAAAACGCTCGATAGTAGAGGCGAGTGCTGTATAATTGGTATTTGAAATTCGATCTTTAAATTCGGAATATTCTTCGGCGTGCATAAAATCTTGATGTGCCATTCGTTGTAGAAATTCAGCAACAATCCAAAATGGCATTGGTTCGAGAATTAATTCTTCTTCGGCAATACGGCAGTCGTAGGTGCAAGAACTGAGGCCGAATGATTTGCCGTTCTGGGTTCCGCGTTCGACGAATGGAGCAATGAGAGGTTTTTCTAAAGTGTCTATTACATATCTGTTTAAAATTTTATGGTGGTATATTGATATGTATTCTCTAACGTAATTTGGAACGCAAAGTCTTCGGATTGATTGGGCTGAGAGGACGGTCATAGGGTTGGGTTCCTTAGGCGGCGCAGAATTCGGCGTCGGGCCAGGATGGAGAGCAGGGAAGATATTGTACTGTCATTCCTTCTTCAAGGATGATGACATTGGTTTTAGGATTGCTCATTGCTTCATTCCACATTTCTTGTATTCGTTCGATTTGTTCTCTGGATAAATTTCCTGGAACGGTTAGAATGTATTTGCCGCCTGGCGGTGGATCACAAATGAATATGTGGCCGTCGTCCTCCATTTTTATGCACTCCAATTGAAAAGATGATAGAGTGGTGGTCTTGCTTCGAGTTGTTTTAATTCTTCTTCGAGGGTTTGTAGCAAGTTTTGTGTCTGTTCAATTTTCTCTTTTAATCGTCCAACTCTGGAATCGTATCGCCAAGCGGTTTCGGATGATTGGTAGGAAGCAATGTCGTCCATCTTATTAACCTCCAAATACAGATGTTGCTTCAAACGCTTTTTTTCGCGCTACGCACCGTTTTACACGTTCTATAATCTGAGTATCAAAACATGCTGTCGAATTAGGATCATTTTGGAATTCTGTATTTATTAAATCTAGTAACATAAAAGCTTCTTGTGTGTTTTTAAAATTTTCTTCTATTGCTTGCTGTGCAGAAGCGGTTAGTTGGGTTTGCATTAGATGAAGCCTTTTTCTTGGGCTAGCCATTCGGGCATTGTCATTGTTCCAATATTTGGATCACGGTCTGAAGCGTCCCATTCGCATTGGAACTTTGGTATCCATTCGGTTCGAGAGCCATCGTAGAAACGATAGGCGAGCGGGGTTTCGAACGGAACGACGAGTTCGCCGGAAATGTCGATTAATTTATTGTTGGGCATTTCGTAAATCCTCTCTAATCG